CAGGACCAGCTTGTTGGAATAAACCATTTTGGTCAATAAAACCTTGGTTAACCAAGTTTCCATGAGCATCATCTTTCATACTGACAAGACCTTGGTTAGTGGAGAAAGCATGGATGGCGTTAGGAAGAGCATCAACGGCATCAGTGTAATTGAAAGGCTGAGCGCCTAACAATTTGTAAAGATTCTCACTGCACTCAAGAGAAGCACAGTAATCAACATTCTCATCAGGCTGAACAACCCAGACAAGCTCTTTGCAAGGATGATTGAAATTCAACTTAATTTTGTTGGAAGAAGAACCGACAGATTCATCACCAGTGAATTGAAGCTGTTCAATCAAGTACTCGTGAGGGTTCTGTGCCATGCGGCGACGCTCATCGGTATCCAAGAATACGTAATCAACGTACAAAGAAGCAGCAACAAGTGACTGAGCATAAGCAGTGGTTACTTTAATATTGTTGGAGTTGGCGCACTCAAGAGTGGAGACAGCCCAAAGACATTCGTCAGTAGGACGGATATCAAGATTGATCTTGACTTCGTGGTACTGAAGAGCGATCAAAGGCAAAGCCAATCCAGGGTTACGGCAGTACCAGAACTGGAATGGAATGTACAATGTGGTCTCAGGAAGAGCATTGCGAGGAGCACATACCTGGCGAGGGGCAGTGGACTCACATGGACCATCAACATCATTGAAAGAAGGATCAGTGATGTAAGTAAGAGCGGTGGTGTTACCGATCATCTGATGGTATCCACGCTCCTGCTCAGCAGAAAGGGTAAGTTGGTTCCAGATGTGCATCCAGTCACCATATTGACGGTCAATACGTTGACCACCAATCTCAACCTCAACCTGTGAGATAAGTTGTTCTCCTGGGAAATCCAACCAGCGAGCATAGACATCGGAAGATCCGCTGTTAGCCATCTGCTGGTTAATCTCAGGAAGAGTTACTTGTAAATATGTTCTGTATGCAAGATCACCATTACGTGAGATCGTGCATGTTACACGGCGACCGAAATCAGCCTGTCCGTTAAAAGTCTGTTCAATAGACTCCATAGCAAAATTGGTATGACGTCTGTAAGTTACTTTCCAAAAAGTAATTTGTGGGTTTCCTGTAAGGTACACATCTTGTGCACCGTAAGCTACTAGTTGCATTAATCCACCTCCCATGGTTTTATAATATTGCTAAAGAAAAAAAAATTATCATAATTAATTTAATTAAATAATTATTCAATTATTACCAGAAATGATCTTATTAATACTTAAGTTGTCCTCCATAAATCTACGCAAATATGAATCTAAATAAACTTCTTTTTTCCCTCCATGGTTTTTAGTAAAAATATAAACATCTTTTTCAGGATGTTTCTTGACAGTCCATCCATTTTCTAAAGAATTATATATTAAAGCCATTTTTTGTAACTTAATAACATCAATATTCATATCTGAATCAAGACTATCTATGGTTATATTTTCCATGTTGAAATATATTTTTATTACATTTTACTATTTTTTTCGTAAATATATTTTTATTACATTTTCAATTAAATAAATAGAAATATAGTATAATATAATCATATGCCTTCATTTAAGCCTAAAACAACTAAAAAAATTAAAGTTGATGTGAATAGTAATGTTACCCTAGATGGTAAACATAAACAAATGATAGCAAAATTTAAAGAAGATGAAGAAAAATTACCTAAACTTTTACAAAAAAAATCAGTTATCAAAAAGAAATTATCCTCTAAATCTTTGAAAATTGATGATAGATTGAAATTAGAAGAAGAATTATTTAATATTAGAGAATCAGTCAAAGATATAAAGCATGCTAAGACAAACTATTATTTAGATAATAGTAAATATATATTTGATTATTTTGAGAGAAAAAAGAGTATATCTAATGATAATAATACAAAACAAGTATTAAACTCGTTTTTCAATATTTCAACAGAAGAATCAGAAGAACAGAAAAAAAATGAACAGAGATCTATTAATGATGTAACCTCATATTTAAGAAATGTAGATGAAAGTTTTATTGACATAAACAATTTCATTATTAATAATGAACATTGTGAATGGTGTAAAACAGGAGAAATGATACCTATAGATCATGAAGGTTTATTAGTATGTAATAATTGTAGCCGAAATAAGGTGTTTTTAGTTGAAAATGAAAAACCTTCTTATAAAGAACCACCAAAGGAAGTTTGTTTTTATGCATATAAACGCATAAATCATTTTAGAGAAATATTGGCACAATTTCAAGCAAAAGAATCAACCCAAATTCCACCTCAAGTAATTGAAGATATCAAACTTCAAATTATAAAAGAACGTATAAGTTTAGAACAGTTATCCAATAAAAAGACTAAAGATATTCTAAAAAAATTAGGCTATAATAAATACTACGAACACATACCATTTATTAAAGATAAATTAGGAATTAAACCACCAATAATGAGTCCTGAATTAGAAGAAACACTATGTAATTTATTTATGGATATACAAGCTCCATATGCAAAATATTGTCCTGACGATAGGGTTAATTTTTTAAACTATTATTATACAGTTTATAAACTATGCGAACTACTAGATCAGAGACAATTCCTCCCTTTTTTCCCTATGTTGAAAGATAGAGAGAAGAGAATTGAACAAGATGAAATTTGGAAAAAAATATGTAGTGAATTAGATTGGGAATTTATTCCAACTATTTAATTAAGTCTCCTAATTCTCTAGCAGATAACATAGAATGATCATGTAAAAATTCTTCAAACCAATCACATTTATCAAAATTGCAATAATTTTGATAAATTTCTTCTCCTGCATACACATCTCTTGTAACATAAGTTATTTTTTCGGTTTCATTGTATTCAAAATCTATATTATTATAAATACTATGATTAGTATTCATTGGAGGGAAATTTAAGTAAACATAGTCTGTAGTTATGTTGCTATGAATAGGTTTAGTATGACCAAAATGCTTTAATAATTCAACATCATATTTTTTTAAACCAGATCTATCTTTAATAACATGTAAACAAGGGCTGCCAATATATTGTTTTCTGATGATAGTACCTTTTTTATGACTATGTACAAAAAACCTGCCAGTTCCTGCATGAGGAATTTTAGATATCCTGATTTTTGTCGGAATTAAGAATTCACACATTTATATTATGATAATGTTTTATAATTTTAAATATTTATTATAGGATATATTTTAAACTAATAAATATAGATTTACAATCCCATAAAGCATTATGTACATTAGAATTTTTAGTGTCAATATCAAATGCTTTATAAATAGTACCACTTGTATATTTTGATGTGTCTACATATTGATCAAAAATAGATCTTATATCGTAGAACTTTTTTTTCCATTTATAAAATCTAGATTTTTTGTTTACACTGTTTAGTTTTAAATTATACTTTATAATATCATAATCGTTACCATATGAAAAGATAGGTAATTTTACATCATTTTTTGTTCTACAAAAACTATAAAATTGTTTCATTGCTTCATTAAAGGTAACAGCTTTTTTATCTATAGTATTTTGTGTAATACCCGTTAAATTAATAAAATATTCTGATAGATCTGGATTTTTCTTTGGTTTAATGTAAATATTGAATTTTTTTACTATTTTTATTGTTTTTGCTGTTTTTATAACTTTTAAAGCTCCTATTTGAACTAATTCCATATATTCATCATCATCAGACCAATTTCTTTCTTGACTTCCTTCCCAAGCCGTATACTCTGTGTCAAAAATTATAAACTTTTCAGGTAGTAAATCAAAAAAGGTTGTCATTTTTATATATTACTTACATTAATTATTCATCTATTATTTCCAATTCTAGATTACCTGGTTCATCTTCAATTGACTCTTCATCATGTACATGATTACAATTTTCATCATGTACATGTGGCTCCATGTTTGTTTTCATAATATTTTGAATCACTATGCACATTTTCTGATATCTAGTAACTAATTCGCGACTACATTCTCGGACAGATCCCTTATGTTTACCTTCAATAATTATCTTAAAAGATTCATCTTCATCAGTTGCTTCTTTACCAGATTCAATAGGCATTGGAGGAACAATTTTAATATTCACTTTTTTCCATTTATTATAAATATTTAATAATTTGTCCTTTCCTACAAAAGGTTTGATAAGTGTTTTATGTACATTTAATTGATAACTGTGAAGTTTTTGATTCTTCTTGTTTCTTGTCATTATGAGATTATTTGAAATAAGTAACAACATATTATTTATTTCAATTTTTTTATAAATCATCTGATGCTACAGATTGCGCTTGAACTAGCGAAGCAATTGTTTGTTGAGTAGCTTGATCAGTTAAACTACTTTGTTCTATAAAATATAATATAATTATTGACGCTATTAATATAAATAATAATAACAATCTTACAAATGTATGTCCGTGCTTCCACATTAAAACTCCATTTTTGTTCACATTTTTTCCAATCATACCCATAGTTGTAAAATTCATACCAAAATAACCTGTAATAAATGTTAGCGGTAAAAATATAAAACTGACCTTAGATAAGGTATCAATACTACTATGAGATTGTATATCTAAACTATATTGTAATGTGGTTGTAAGTTTATCAATAATATGTCTAGCTGACTCTAATCTTTCTAATATCTTATTCCATTCATTAAAATCCTCTCCTTGTTTTTTTAAGATAAGTATTTCTTCTAAAACTAAGAATTCATAATGATTGATATATTCTTCTATCAGTCTGATTTTATTAATTCTCTTAGTATCATATACTGTAGGTGTTCTAGATGCTTTGGCTTGTTCATTAAAATCATTTGCAATAGGAAAGTCTCTATGATCCATTTTTTCTCCAACACAAAAATCACATTGTTTTGTAACTGATTCTTCTAATTTATCTACTTGTTCTTTCATCCATTTAAGATTAAGTTTATGGTGCATATAATATAAAAAAATATTTTATAAATTTTATATTATTTTTATCTAGAACTCTACTCCTTCTGCTTCCAAATCCTTGCGCAGATTATTCCAATTATTTATTATTTCATTACATAAGTCATTACTAAATTTATACTCTTTCATTTTATTTAAAACAAAGTTACATTTTAAATCAGCAGTTAATTCATCTAAAATCTCATTAATAACTGTTTTATCATTATTTAATCCATCAACTAACCATTTTTCTCTTTTTCCCAAAATATCCAACCTTTTACCAATATCTCCTTCATCTATACTTACCAAATACTGAGGCGAAAACTGATCTACCAATCCAACTAATACATTTCTACAATTAAAATCACTACATCTAAATATACCACGATATACTCCAATTTTTACAAATTCTTTAAATAACGCTTTATTCTGTCCGATATTTCCACCATTTTCACATCCATACACTAATGAATGTTTTATAACACCTATTTCCATTGGAATATCCCAATTACAATTAGTTATTTTATTCATTACACAATATACTACTTTTTCTTCATCTTCTCCAATCATAACTTTATGCCAATTATCTTTCCAATTTTTCTTATTTTTATCTATTTTTTCTATTCTAAAATTAGCTAAAACTCTTTTCATTCCTATTTTTTTTAATCCAAACAACTCTTTACAATCATCTAAAACACAATAATCTCTATTATAATTCATACTTTTCCTACTTTCTTTCCAAATCTTATCATTATATTCAAAACACATCACTTTATTTCCGCAAGTCATATCACTACATAATTTTATCTTTTCTTCATTAATATCTCCAATATTTTCTAACTTACTTTCTAATTCTTCAAATTTTGGTTTGCCTCTCATTTTTTTTATTTTTTTATATTTTTCATTTCTCATCTTTTCCCTTTCAGTGGGTTGTTTTTTTACAGAAACATTAGTAACAGTGCTATCTTCACTTACAACCGATATACTTTCCTCTTTATTTTTTTCTTCTTTCTTTTTTTCCGATTTTTTTTTAGATTTCTTTTTTTTACTTTTCTTTTTAAGAGCAGCCTCCTCTTTTAATTTTATATAGTTATTTTTATACTTCATAAATTTTTCTTCTCCTAGCAAACTCTTATCTTCATTTTTTACCCAACCTCCTACCTTACTAAATTTTTCAAGAGTATACTTTTTATTAACATGATAATCCTTAACAACATAATCATCTAATATTATTTTTTCCCTTTCTATAAAATAATCTAGTAATCCTTTACTGCTAGTTACCTGATCATTTACCCTCATAGCATTAGCTATATGCACATCATCATGCATCTCTTTTGTTTTATTCCACATTAACATACCTATCCATATTCCAAAATATAATCTCTCTTTCATACTTTTCCTATTAATCATTTCTAGAGCGAAATCAAATATTATTTTATAATATTCATTCGTCACATAATGATCCTCTATTATTTCCATATACAGATATAATCCATCAGTTCTTCTATATCTTCTACCACCTTTTTCAATCTTAACCATTTTATTAAATATATCAAATATTCTCTCATCTCTATCTTCAACAAACTTAATTAATATTTCACCTAATTTTAATAACTCTTCGCTATCACCTTTCTTTTCATATTTTTTAACTTTATCAATAACTACATCATTTAAATTATACTCTTCTGGATGAGTTAGCCACCACCAATTAATATAACTTGCACTCCTAGTCTTTCTACTACCAATTACTATTTTACAAAATTCTATTATTCTTTCCATATCTTTCCTACCACTCTTTTCAAATTCATCTAATTTTTTAATTCCCAATATTATTCTAGAAATTTCACTTACACTCATCTCTTCCATCAATAAAATTTTTAATCTATTTATTAAATTTGTTACCAAACCTCCACCTTTTTCATGAAAATTGAATAATAGCATTTCAGTAACACACCACATAAATTTCACTCTTTTAGATCTTCTCATATATTTACAAATTCCACTTTTCAAAGCATTAGCTTTAAAACCGAAATAACTTTTATTATTAAAGCAGGTATGTACTACCATACTATTCATTCTAGCCTGCCATAATTCAAATCCGGGGTGTTCATAAGACATATTGTTTACTTGTTGCATCTTAATTCCTAATAAAATTGTCATCTAGTTTCAATTTTATTAGGTATATAATGATATCTAATGGTAATAGTATTTGACTTATTTAATAAATATAATATTTTCATTTATTAATATAAAGATGAGCAAAGTGTTTAGTAAAAAAATTGTTTTATTAGGTGATACAGCAGTGGGAAAAACAAGTTTATGTGCGAGATTAGTAAATGGTACTTTTGATAGTTTTAATGAACCTACAATAGGTGCAGCTTTTTTAACAAAAACAGTACAAACTGGTGATATTACTCATAGATTAGAGATTTGGGATACGGCTGGTCAAGAAAGATATAAGGCATTAGCACCTATGTATTATAGAGGAGCAACAGCAGCACTTATAGTATATGATGTAACTAATGAAGAATCATTTCATGGTGCAAAAACTTGGATAGAAGAATTAAGGGGACAAGGAAAACCAAATGTTGTTATTATTTTAGTTGGAAACAAGTATGATCTTTTAGAAGATTCTAATAAAAGAGAGGTTGATGTAGCAGATTATCTAAATGAAAATAGTGGTAAAATTCATTTTTATCAAGCCTCGTGTAAAACAGGGAAAAATATTAATGAAATTTTTGAATGTGCTGCTAATGAATCACATAAAATCATTGATGATAATTATTCTAGTACTCAAGTAGATGCTATAATAAGTCGTAATTACGTAGAAAAAGATAAAAAGTGCTGCGCTATCTGTTAATTCGTTTAATTATACTTTAATTTTCGGTAAGTTAAAGTATAATGAGCAATAATGAAGAAGAACTTGAGAGAAAGGTAAAAGAATTGCAGGACAAAATGAAAAATGAAATTAATGAAGTATGTGAAAAATTTGGTACTCAAATGAAAAAGGCTTTTTTTGATAAATTACACGAAGATTTTAAACAAAGTCCTCCGAAAACAGATCATATTAAAAAATGTGTAAATGAATTAGTAGAAGGATTGTGTAAATTTGTACCAACTAGAACTCAATTGCATGAAAAAATTAGAGAAGAAATTATTTATGAAGAAGTCAATATTGAGACGATGCCATATATTGTAGGTGGATTAATTAAATGGATAGGTCAATTTCAGTCTCCATACCATGACCGTATTACAAAACAATGGATTGAAGATTATAAAAATTGCAAGGATTACGCTGATTTTCTCAGAGATTTTTTCAAACAATATTATGATCATATAGAAATTGTTTACAAGGAGGTATGGGAAGCTAGACAGCGATTAGTTAATGGTGATAATGTGGTACCAGAACAACATAGACCAGTTGTAAAAGGTAAAAATGGTGTTCCAGATATTATGAGATCCGGATTAAAATAAACTACTTTTTAAATTCTGAGAGAATTTTCTTAGAATTATCCATCCTAAAACTATGTAGTTTTATAATGCTATTAATCTTATCTAATATAGATTCAAATTCATCGTCTTTACAATTAATACAAACATAACCCTTATCTGAACATTTAGAATTAAGAAATACAATTCTCTTTGAATGATGATTATCATTTAAATCTTTTAGTCCAATTAATAAATTGTCATATTCCAACATATATTGGGTAGAATCTCTCAGAAAATTAAAGAAGCTAGGATCTATTGTTTTAATTTTTTTGAATGAAAAATTAGTCATTTTACTTTAATATGATAAATTAATATGTGTTAAATTATCATAAAATTATATTTATTTACATTCGTGGGAATCCAACGAGATTTGCGCCGATACCAAATCCTGCTCCAGATCGTGCTGGTTGAGCCATACTTGGTACGTAAGTATCCAAGATAGAGAATGTAGCAGCAGCAGTTAAAGCAATCAAGCATACTTCATCCAATTGAAGTGATTTTTTAGGGATAGCATAAGCAGCTAAAGCTACCATCAAGCCCTCAACTAAGTATTTAATTGCACGTTTTACGAGTTCGCCTAGATCAAACATATTATATAAATAATACAGAAAAAAAATATAGTTCGTTAAAACACTTAAATATAAATATAGTCTGTTAAATATAATGAGTTTTGAAAGAAAGACCAATTCAGATGGATCTGCTAATCCTAAATATGTTGATTTATTAGATGAAGATAGACCACTTGCTAACCAAAAGTTTGTATGTGTATCATTTGTATCTCCTGAAAATATACTAAAAGATAAAAGGATTATGTTTTTTGAAGAATTCCTAAAGGATTGGGAATTTACTAAAGCAACTGAAAAATACACACAATTTCTTAATTTTATTGCATATAAATATAACGTGGACTTTGAAAAATTAACTGGAGATTTGCAAGAATTTATCAAGTCTGAAAAAGATAATTTAATTAATACTACTGCATTAGATGAGTATAAGAACTTTGTAGATAGAAATGAAGAAAAATTGGAGGCTAAATTTGCTGAGACTGTAGCATATCAAACTTCTACTAGAGGATTAAAAGTTAGAGGTGTATATCCTACACAACAAGAAGCAGAAATGAGATGTAAATTGCTAAGAGAGGTAGATCCTAATCATGATGTTTATGTTGGACCAGTTGGTATGTGGATGCCATGGGAACCAGAAGCTTATAAAACTGGTAGGGTTGAATATTTGGAAGATGAATTGAATCAACTTATGCAGGAGAAGAAAACTAATGAAGCTAAAGCTAAGCAAGAATTTGATAAGCGAGTTAGAGAATCTAAAGAGGCTGCAATTGAGAAAAATAAGAAGTTAGCAGCTGAAACAGGTAATAAACTTACTCAGAATATTGATGATGAAGGAAATCTATATTCTATTGATTCTTCTGGTACTAACAATGATATTTCAGTAGCAGATATTAGAAAGGAGCTTTTTGAGAGTGAGAATGTAGTTATTGGTCCTAGTGATCATGGACTATCACAATTAACTCAAGCACCAGCAGATATTAAAAGAACAGATAGTAGTACTGTAGATGGGTCTCAAGAAAATGTATCATTTGATGTAGAGGAGATTGAAGGAATCACTGCTTCTGAAGGAGTTTCTGTTGATGTAGATGCTTCTAATCAACCTATTTAAATAAAAAATCTTATTTTAATATAATGTCTGATTCTAATCAAGAAAAAAAGAAGAAAAAGAAAAAAACACCTAGATGTGCTCATCCTGATTGTAGAGTTAAATTAAAAATAACAGATTGGGCGTGCAAATGTGGTAAGATTTATTGTGCAAAACATAGATCTCCTGATATAAGTGATAAAGGAGGACATGAATGTTCTTATGATTGGACAAATAAAGATGAATTAAATAAAAAGATTGATAAAATGAAATGTGTAGCTAGTAAACTAATTAATGTTTAGTCAATTATAATATAATAATTTTGTATTATTATATTATATATCATGTCTATTGAAAATACAAAAACAACTTTTAAAAGAGTAATAACTGATTGGCAAAACTTAAATCAACATCATGATATTTTACATGATTTTAGTTATCAAAATATGGCTGGTAGATTAAAAAAAATTGGTATGGCTATTCATAAGTCTGCTGTTACTATATCAGGTACACAAGGAGGTGGACAAGCAGGCGGACAAAGAGGTGGTACATTAAATGATGAAATAAAAAGGAAACTTAATGAAATTGAAGATAGCGTAAGTTTAGAATCATACTACAGTGACTTACTTATTACCTTTTTTGGTCAAAATGAGTTTCCTGTGACTAATGAATATGCAACTGCTATTAAAGGGATTTCTACTATACAAAACAATATCTCTCAACACTGGTATGATGATGGATTTATTCTATTTAAAAAAAGAAGTGGTCAAGATATTGTTGGTGATAATATAAGTTATCCTAGGAAATATTTAACAAAATACTTTCAGACATTAGAAACTACTTATGGTGAAACAAATGATGTTTCCCGATATGATTTAAGATCTGGAGATATGACCCAATCAGATCAATCTAATGCATATCGTACTACAGATATTGTAGATATTTGGAATAATTTTATGTATAAAGAAAGTTATATTGAATTAGGATATTTAAATGCTGGAATAAAAAACGTAGGAGAGACACCACCAACAACATTAGTTACATCTCCACAATTTAGAAGTGATATCGTTAGTTCTACTGGTGGAGATCCAACACAAGTTTTACCATCAATACCTAATAATTTTAATTTTTCACCACAGCTTAATCAAGGTGCACGTTTTGCACAAGATGATCTAAGTCATTTAAAACCATATATTTCTAATAAAGAACTAATTAATATAGATTCCAAAACTATAGAAGCTAGGGGAGCAAGTGATATAGTATCAGGAAATACTTCAGATATTAATAATGATAAATTATTCGGAGATATTATTACTATATCTGAATGTATTGAAGCTAGAATTTCTGAAAAAAATAAATTTAATAATAGTATCATTAATGATGATGATAAATTTAAACATAAAATGTTTAAAAATTTTTTGCTAGTTAAGAATTATACTTTTAGACGATTAGCAATGACAGATATATATGATGGAAATGCTTTTGATGCATTTAAATCAGATATGCTTAAACATGTAATGTTTTTATTTACTATATACCAAGCAGATATGATTATTTTAGATGAAAAAAATATTGATACTGTAGAAACAAATTTTAATAAAATAATAGATAAATTTATATTTGAAAATACTACATCTATATTAGATTCTATTGATTCTAATACTAGTATTGAAGATAATATTGATAGAAGTGAAATTAATGAAGAAGAGAAAACCCGAATGCATAAAAAAATGAGAGACATTTATGAGAAAAAATGGCGCAAACAAGGTGAAAGGAAATGTAAGAAAGATTTGTCAAAACAAAATCCTGATATTGAAGTAACTCAAGATACTAAATATAAAAATTGTGTAGATGATTATATAGATACAAATAAAAATGATAAAAAATACTGTATTTGGTACGATAATTGTGAAAAGAGTATGAAAGGAGGTGCTAACACTATAATAAAACAATCAACATTTTTAAAAGGAATTGTTTATAATCCTACAAATTGGAGTTCATCAGAAATTCCTAGGAATAGTAGTGAACAAGATGCGGAATGGTCGCAAATACTGAATTTATGGGTATTTTATAATTATTTATTAAAATATGAATATAATCCCAGATTCATAGACCCACTATTAAAAATTGCTGGTAGAAATAGCAAAAAACATCCTTATTTGCTTTCTTTATATACATCAATTACTAAAGGAGTTTCTAGTACTAATACAGAGACTGTACCATTGGATTATGATATACTGCTACAAGATATGAACAATTATATAAAAGCAGGAGATGTTGGTAACTTTGAGAATGCTATAGATGCTTTTTGGACTAAATTTACTAATATTATAAATAAAAAATATACAATTGCAATAGATATTAGAGAAGAAGATAAAAGAGAAAGTCTTTCAATTATGGATTTTCTAATAAAACTAGATACAGAAGCAAAAAAAGATGATAGAACTAGTTTTGATTTCTTTGATATGAAAGCAATGGCATTGTCATCTCAAACAATGCGAAATATTACAAGTGTAAATGCTGGAGGAAATGAAATTTATGAAAATACTGATCCTATTCTAGATATAGAAAAACAAACTGGATGGCCAGATTTTAGAGCGACATTTCCATGTAATGTTTATTGGGGTGAAGATACCAGGAATTCTATTACTAAAACAACTGGAACAAATCTGATAAAAGCTTTGGATGCTAGTAATACAAAGAATGAAAATTGGTTATATAAAATATATATTGATGTTAAAACAACACAATCAAGAAGAAGGAAAATGTCTAAGGTACAAGAACTGATAAACGGTTTTGAAAAATGGATAAAAACAGATTTTTTTGATGTTATATCATCAAGACTTGAATGGTTCAAATCATCACGAAGCAAAGATATAACTTTTTTAAATAAGTCTTTATTAGAAGCCAGTCAATTAGCAATTAAAGAACGAGAAAGGAGAGAAGCTGAATTAGCTAAATTACCTGATGGAAAAAGTATGACGTCAGAAGGAAGACAGTTAGTTAATTGGGTAGTAAGATTAGCCGCAGCTAATGGTCTAACAGCTCTTGGTTATGTTAATGACCCTCGTGAATCAGGTCAGAGTTCTGATAATATTACTAATATATGTAGAAATTACATTATTTCTGCAAATAAAATTATTCAAACTATTGAAAGTAGAAACAGCGCTATCTTTAATCGTGGAGGAGATCCGGAGCAGGATTTTTTTAATGAACTGTTTTCTGCTTTATGTGGTATTGAAATTTTTATATTATGGAACTATGCGTTTACAGAAAGTAATACTACAATAGGTGATATTTCTACCGACATACCCGGATCCGGTCAATTAGACGATAGATTATTAACATCATTTATTGAAATATTTGCCAAAATCAATAAAAATAGTAATATTCCAGCTAATAATCGTAAACAATTAGGTTTAATTAGTCAAGATGAATATGGTGCAACCGGTTGGGATATTAATAAAATATTCAAAAAATATATGAGTATTGCTATTCCAAAATTTTCTGGGGCAGATCCACAACCAACAAAATCACAAAGAATAGTTATCAATAATGCTGCTACTTTATTACATGGTATGGAACAATCTACAAATGTTATTTGTACTGATTCATCTATTGTTGATGGTATGAGTCAATGTAGTTTTGATTCAGCAGAAAATGTTAGATATGGACAAAATATGAATTGGACAACACAAGATGAAGATGAAACAACATTTTATACGGGTATTTTCAAAGGTTTAAATGAACTTAGAAATAAAAAAGGTGGTAGCGGGACATTTAAAATTGCAAAGTTAATGATAGAATTGTATATAAATAATAATAAAGGAGCTAATGAAACTCAGGGTGACAGAGGAAGTGTACAGCAAGAACGACATTATTTTTCTGAGAGTAATATTAATCTCTCAACAGGTAAGGAATTAGAGGCTAATTATGTATACAAGAATGTATTAAATGAATTAGTATTAATATTCCAAGAGTATGGTACGACTGCTGATACTATGTGGATATGGGAAAATTTATCGGACCCACAAAATGCTGGAGAGTTTGATAGAAATAGACGTTTTATGAATGAAATATTGAAAAAGGGTGCGGGTGATTTATTTCAAGAAGTAAATTCTTCATTAATAGCTGGAGGTTATGATCTTAATGAAACACCTTATATTAATACCAATAATGAGATACCTGTATTTGGTAAAACAGGTGTTTATAATGCACCAGGAAGAACTAGTAATTGGCCGTTTGCTGTTAGAATGGGAATGATGGGAGATAGACCTTCAGGGTCTAGACCTGTAATATGGAACATGGCTAGTAACAGTGGTTATATTATAAAAAGTGAAACTAGTGGTGATGATGCTAAAATTTGGTATAATCCATTATTCAGTACTTCTACCAGAGGTTTGACAAATGTTTATAATGCATCAGGATATTATTATGATAATGGTGATATGAGCAAATCATTTTTTACTATAAATACTACACCTTACAACTTCACTTCCATGGATACGGGAGCTTTTCGTAGAGAATGGTATAATAAATTAATTAATTTGGCTAGCAAACAAGGACCCACTAGTCAAATCACTAAAGGGTATACTAATCAATTCGTGCAATTGTTATCTAGTAATCTAATAAATACAAATGGTTATCGTGGTGGCGGAAAAAGGAAAACACGAAAAAGAAAATATAGAAAATCCAGGAGAAAATCTAAGAAATCAAAAAAGAAACGTAAATCAAGAAAAAAGCGAAGAAAAACAAACAAAAGGAAATAATTATTAAAAGTATATTAATATAAATATTATAATTTATATTAATTATAATGGAGTTTGTAACTACTAATTCTGATGAAAGCGAGACAGTAAATATTCTTGCAAAAGATCCTCATGTAGCAACTTATAATAATATGTTAACCGATGAAGAATGTCAACATTTCATAGATATATCTAGAGAATCTTTAAAACGTGCACTAGTAAGTGAAGATAATAAAGGCGTTGTTTCAAGTGGTAGAACTGGATCTAATACCTGGATCCAACACGATCATGATGAAATTACACAAAGGGTAGGTGAAAGAATTGCTAAGATAGTTGGTATGCCTTTAGAAAATGCTGAAGCTTTTCAAGTAATTTATTACGGTATTACACAAGAATATAGACAGCATTATGATAGTTGGGTTCATGATGGTTCTGATAAAACCCATAGATGTATGAATAAAGGTGGTGCTAGAATGAAAACAGCTCTATGTTATCTTAACGACGTAACTAAAGGAGGTGGTACTAAAATGACAAAATTAGATATAACCGTTTCAGCTGAGAAAGGTAAATTATTAGTATTTCACAATACTGTTAGTGATATAGATCATACAAGACATGAATTATCCGAACATGCTGGACTTCCTGTAGAGGAAGGTGAAAAATTTGCTTTTAATTTATGGTTTAAAGAATGTAACAGTAAAATGCTGTATAAAGACTTTAATCCAAGTTATTATAGTGTTGAAGATGAAGTAACTGAAAAAAAAGAACTAGATTCTAATGAAGGATCTATAGTACCAGTAACCAATATTATATTAGAAGTAGATAATTCGGACAGATTACATACATCTAAAGATATTTTTAAAATTAAATCTTATATGGATAAATCGTCAACAGAAGAAATTTTACAAAAATGTAAATTTAATACAAGAGAACGTAGAGATGGATGGGTTAAATTAACAACGGTGCCAGATTTAGTTAAAAAACTAGAAGATACAACAGGTATTAACCAAAGTTTTTATGAAAATATTAATATCGTAGAATATAAAGAAAATGTGTTACATGGAAGACATTTCAATGCTTACGATTTAAATACTGATACTGGGAAAAAATATATATCAATATTAGGACAACGACTTTTCACTATTACTTTATTACTAACTGATAATTTGACCATTAACTTTTCAAGTATAAAGACAAGTTGTAATTTAAATCAAGGCGATTTATTAATATATAAAAATGTAATGAATAATAGTCTTAATAGAGACACTGATCTACAAAGAAGTATTATATGTAAAGAAGGGACTGGTTATTTGGCAAATATATATATTAGATGTAATAATAAAAATGATGAAAAACTGATTGAGTTAGATGAAACTGATATAGAAGAAGAGCATATGGAGTTACAAATAACTGAATTAGAAAACTATATGGACACACTAGATAATGTATTAAATAAATTTCAGAAGCACGAAATTAAAAGAAATTGGAGTGGTTTAAAAAGTTTTAAATATAATTTTAAAGGGGATTTTGGAGTGTTCAAGAATTATATCTCTCAATATAATGAAATTAGATCTAATAATGAGGTTTTAAATAAAGAGAATCTTGATAAAGAATATGTTCTTGATGACAAGTTACCAATCCAAGTTGTTAATAATGTATTAAATAATGAGTTACTAGATCTATTAAAAGAATATTATAAAGAAACTATTAGTAAAAATGTGTGGGCACTGGGAGATAGACAGTCTAATAGATATAAGGCTCACAATGAACCTATGTCTAGATTTTTGCACTACGAATGTTTACCTTTAATTGAGAGAATAGTAGGTAAATCTATGAAACCCACATATACTTATCTATCCTCATATGTGAAGGGTGCGAATTTACCTCCTCATACAGATAGACCTGATTGCGAGTATACTGTCTCATTTGTTGTAGATAAACCTAAGGGTAGTAATTGGAACATTTATGTACATAAACCACAACAAGAAGTTAAATATAAGGGGAGATACGATACAACAGCACCATTAGAAGAATGTGAACCAGTAGATTGTAATGCTGGCGGATTAATGTTATTCCAAGGTACAGATCATATTCATTTTAGAGAAGAGCTAGAAGCAGATTATTATAATGTTTTGTTGTTACATTATTGTTCGGTATAATTAATAATTACTTAATAGTATTAATTATATTATTGAAAGAGGATAAAATTAGTTTCTCCATGTTCCTGAACCCACTATATCTACTAATTTTTCATTAAAAAAAATTGTATTATTAATAAAAATTTATATATCTCTTTGGGTATAATATGTTCCAATTTTTTTAAAATTATCAATATTTTCATTAAACAGTAATTTTAGTTCTTCTTCACAATCTTTCGAAGAATCACTACAATGTATTATATTACCAAGAGGTGGATAAAATTTAATATACTCTTTCCTAATCCTTTTTTTAAAATTATTTGGATCTATATT